GTGTCAAAGCCGCTTCAAAAAAAGCACCACCCTTGCGTAAATTGCATTTTTGGCACAGCTGCTGCAAATTCTCATCGTGATCAGTGCCACCCAATCGCTTTGGAACGATGTGATCAATGTGCATCTGACCTTCGGTTTCACCACACTGCTGGCAGCATCCATCTCTCAGCAATATGCGTTCCCTAATCTTGCGCCATCCTTTGCCGCTGCCATTCATCCAGGCTTTTGACATCAGTAATATCCATGCCTTCCGTGAAATAGCCATGCCTTGCACATCGAACCATAGCGTGACTTGATGTATTTGATTGTTGCATCTATCTGACGATAGCCATCGAGATTGCGATAATGTTTTGATCTCATCTGTCCCAATCCGTAATGCGATCCATTCTTTGCCTTGACATCCCATGATCTATTTTCTTTTGTGATGATTGCTTTGAAGCACTCGTATTCTTTATCGTTAATGATCCTGGAATGTGCATAAAGCTTGTAATGATCCATCGTTGATGCATTTGCGGGAACTGTCGATAAACACAGCAAGGCCGCAATTAGGCATAGACCGGCTCGATCTCTGCTAATCGGCCGCGAGCTACATCGCCCTGCGGCTCGCTGGCCAGCGCAGAGTAATCGACGTGTCAAGTACATTGCAACAATGTGGATAACTTGAACGGGGCTTCGGCGTGTTGTCCACAGGTTATCCACAGGCTACGAATCTTTCTGATCCTGGAATAGCGAGATACCGAGCACGCCGCAGCTCATGCACTCGACGCAATGAACGTTGGGTGGCAGGTTATCTGTAACGTGAACGATCTTGTGATCCGTCGATTTCTTTTCGACGCGGCAGTCAAGCTTGATTACTTCGAGCATAGATACTCCGATTCAGATTCTCGATTGGGTTTAAGTCTGACGGGTTAATCCAATATGAACCATCGCCACGTTTGCGTTGTGGACGCCTAGCCATGCCGATTGGAATCCAGCCCACGATGTAGTAATTCGGTGAATTGCCAGTGACCAGGACTGCCACGTCCTCAGCTCGATCACGATCACGCAATATCAAACAGCCGTCTTTCCATGGCGTGTGCTTGACTTCGAGATTCCATCCCACATCCGCCTGACTTTTGAAAGTGTTCAGCGTTGGCTTGAACGGCACGTCTCGGTGAAAGTATTTGTGCACTGCGTTCTCTGCGCCGATGGCTTCGGCACTTCGAGCAATGTCCTGGAATAGATTCAGCTTTTGAACGCTGTAATCGTTCATTTTCTCAGCTCCATGGGCACGCAATAATGCGTAGGCAGCGCAGACCATTTCCTCATCATGTGTGAGCTTGACTGGAATCATTTACATTCCCTACAGAACCAAATCATTTTGATTCCTTCCGTCTGCAAATAGTGGCCGCCTGACAACTCTTTCCATTGCTCGCATTTGTCGCACCAATCAAGCTGAATCGGCTCACGCATTTCACGAATTTCCGTGCCATCACGCAGAATTGTCAATGATTCGCCGTTGGGCTTTTCAATGTATAGATCACCCATTTTTCTGCGCCTTTATCTCCGGGAATCGCTTTGAATATTGGCAGTTATTGCATACGAACACAATTCCGCCATCAGGCCGTAGCCACTCGTTTGTATGGGTGAATGAGTCGCAATAATCGCAATTCTCGACTCCAGCAAAGCTTTGAAATACGTAATCCTCGAATGGATTTAATGGTGCACTCATAGTCTCTCACGCCACTTTCCATCGCTGCCTAAGCGATACCAAATCGCCGGGCATTGATTTGCTTTGCTTTTCTCCGGGCAGACATGGCCACGATATGGACTGCCATTCTTTTCACCCTCTTTCAAAATCATGTGACCATGCTTGCAAATAGGCGATTCTGATTCCAATTGGCCACCAAGTTCAGCTGCGATCTGTTCCACCGCTGTCTTTGCCGTGGCAAATCCTTCCTCAGCAAATGGCTTGCTCCATGGATCATCATCAACGAATGATTTGGGCATCGTTTCAACCTGCTCCATATTTTCCCGGCTCGGCTTTTCCTCGACGCCAAGTACGACCGAAGCTGCACGGCCAATTGCGCTGGATACTGTGTCCTCGACGTACCAACGCTTCATTTGTGGATTGTAAGCACCTACCATGCCGTGTGCGTAATCGATTGCGGCTGGCTGTTCATCCTCGTAATGACGATAAATTCGACATTCGATGAGAATGTAACCCTTTTCCGGATTCCAATCGATGATTGATGTGTGAATTTTGTTTGTGGGGAATTTGGCGTGTAGCCGCTGAACTTTTTGATTGACTGTCTCATAATTGTCCAGGAATCCCATTTATTTGACCGCCTTTGAAAGAGCTTGACCCCGGCGATAGCCGATTGCCTTGCCCTCTTTATAGCCGTCGGATCGTCCAACGTAATAACCGCAATAAAGCATGAATAGGTGAGTGATCACTAGGATGATTTGTAGCACTGTCATTTTTTTCTCCCGATGGGAGCTTGTCGAATCTCCCACGTCCTAAGGTGACGGATTGGACTGACAATTGCAAGAATCCCGCGTGATTTTCGGCGTGTCTAATCCTTCGCGTGATCGTTTAAGTGCTGGATCATCATGGCTCGAATTTCCCGTACGTCGTGTCGTAAGCCCTCGGCAAAGCCGTTGGATACTGGACGGCTGTTACGTTCCGATTTGGCCGCGAAAATGGCTGCGATGGCTGAAATCGTTGCCGCCGCTATGACGCCAACTGCCTGGACTAGCTCCGTCATTTGCCACGGATGCCGAACTGTGAATCGTTAGGGTTAAGCCAGCGAATAATGACTGGCAACACGGCAGCTGCACCAGCACCAATGATTGCTTTCGGATCGGTCACTCCGGCCAAATACACGGCCAATGAAGCTGCTAAAAATGAACGTCCCCAACTAGCTGCGAGAGCTTTGAATTCTTTCACGATCCTTCTCCAGTTTTTCAATCAATGCGGCAGCCTTTGCCGGCGTCAATGCTACTTCAAAATGCATTTCATCCTTGCGATTTCGATAATCGCCACCCCATGTCAAGCCATATTTTTTTGCCAAAGCTCGGATCATCGGTACTTTCTCATTTGGAAAGGTGCCAATTTTTCCCAATGGATGCTTTGTGGCATTGAGATCGATGGCTGTGCCCGATGAATGGTTGGAAAGCTTCCCCACATTTCCACGGACATCGCGAAAACAATATCCCCAATCATCGAGACTGCCCCCATCGATTGGCTCGATAAGCTTGTGAAACTCAGCTGCAAATCCGATCAGTAAGGGTGCTACAGCTTCGGCGCAAGCTAGTTTCCCGGATGTGCCTGGTACTTCAAATGACTTGACCCCGATTTCTGATCGATCTTTCGAAGCCGGCCATCCATTTGCGGAAATCATATTAAAAGCAAAAGCACTTCCTCTTGTGTCATTCCTAAACGATCCAGCAATGCCTGTTTTTTCGCTTGCATTTCAGCCACTTGACTAGCTTTCCATGCAGGATAAGCTGCAAATCCATCGGTAAATTCTTTTTTTGTAATTTTTACCGATTCATCAACCCAGGTGATTCCTTCATATTCGTCGCCTGAAATAATCCATCCGCCTTGCGGAATCAGCATTGATAGAACTTCTCCACCATTTATCATTTAAGCACCTATTTCCATGAGAACGATCGTTGATGTTGAATTGTCTTTTTGGACGTATACTGTCGCAGATGCGTTTGTATTTTTGAAAGTCGTTTTGTATGTCGTGGATGATGTTGTAGCTGGTGAATCTAAATATCCAAATGATATTGAACCGATATTAAGATCCAATAAAGTTCCGGTAAATAAACCTCTAGATAAAGCCAAAGATGTGGCACCACGATACAGTTTCAATTCAATTTCGTTATTTACGTTTCCAGCCGTTTTATAGATGGAAGATTGATTCACAAGAACCAAAATTTTGCTTGTATTTGCCGTCGGTGTGATGCTGACAGTTAAGCCTGTATCCGCTTCGGTCGTCGTGGAATTTGATGTAGATGTCGCGTATGTAGCTCCAACCACTTGCAAAACTTTTCCACCACCGGCAGCCGCAGTTGCCCATTTCATTCCAGTTGCAGTCGTGCTATCAGCTGTTAAAACTTGTCCATTTGAACCAACTGGCAATCGAGCCACAGTGTCCGCTGCCGTTGCAGCAATTAAATCACCTTTTGCATCGACAATTGCAGCCGGAATTGCTGCGTTTGCTAAATCATAAGCTGATTTGACGGATGCAGGAACCGCAGCTGTTGTGGTTGATGTACTTGATGTTGAATTTTCGAGTTGCACTGCACCTGATTGAGTAGTTGATGCCGCCTGAATTCCGACAGTAATTGCTCCAGATGTTCCACCGCCTGTTAAAGGTGATGTGGCAGTGACTCCGGTAATGTCTCCCTGATCGTTATTAATCCAAATGAAATCCATATCGGTATTTGAATTTTTTGACAAGATTTGACCACTTGTGCCGCCTTTAAGATCGGCCATTGATGTATCAACCGCCTGACCAAAAACTTCAAAATCAGCTGGTAAATCCGTCACCAAATCGGTATTGGTTGGCATTTGCCACCCAAAATTGCTTGTTGGATTGCTCATGTTTTCTCCTTATGCGACCACTAGGGCATTTTCCCACGTTAATGTGTTTGTGATGGTGTTCCACTGTTCCGACACGCTGACTTCTTGCCATTGCATTGCCTGAAGTGAATAGGCTAATGGAGACAAT